GTCCCAATGGTGTCCAGCGATGACACCCCCATTGGAGCCGTAAACCGGGGCCCTGCAGCACCCGGGGGCGGTTGAAAACTGGTAGATGACCACCCCAGTGGGTGTCACCCCCAGCACAGGGCCAGCCGCGCTGACCCACCGCTTGGCGGTCACAGACCACCACATAGACATGGCGGTCGAACCAACCCGTGGCTCCTCAAACCTGACACGGGGGGCGTCAATGCCCTTCAGCATGCACACCACCCGGTCGTCACCTGTGCCCAAAACCTTGGACACGACACACTCCACCGGGCGCTCCTGACCCATGCGGTGGACCAAACACTTGGTGGGTTTCTTCACCCACCCATCCTGCACAGTGTGGTCGTCCACCACACGGTGGCGCGGCACCGCAACATAGGGCCCACCGGCCCCCTTCCACAAAAGACCATTGCAACTGAGGTTGATCTCCGGAAACTCAACGAAGACCGACGACTCGTGCATAGCCACGGGTGTGGAACCCGTGACAGCCGACTCCTGCTTCGGGGAGGCAACCGCCTCAACCGTCTGCACGGGCGACTTGCTCTTCCTGTTGCGGTGTCGCGACCGCTTCTTCTTCTCCGCCTCCGACGAGGTCTCACTCTCCGGCGCATCCGCGGCCGCCCCCTCAGGGACAGCGGCCAGTGCAACCACCGCACTCTCCAACGCTTTCCCGACGGCATCAGCAGCCAGGACGGTCAACACCTGGGCCACGGTCTGAGTTGCAATGCTCACCACCGATGGGGTGGTCTGAGCAAATGCACTCACCGTGGCCGCGGTGGGCGCTACCCGGCGAACCTCTGCCGCCGCTGTGTTGGAGCTGGTAGCCACGCCCCCCTCCTCCTTAGGGGCAGCGGGCTTATCGGCCGCGATCCTAGCAAGCTCCCCATGATGGGCAGCCTGGGTGGCGGCACAGGCTTCACCATACGCCTGCGCCACCACACCATCCACAGCCTTCCAGTGTTCGCCATCGGCAAACAGTGCGGTCGTGTGCACGGCCGGCAACCCCTCCATACCGTGGTCACGCCTGTACCTG